CCGAGCACCATGTAATTATCTTTGATGCCGCCTATTTTTCTGAATATTTCGCGCTCCGTTAACCCCATAATCTGTCAAGTTCTATGGTTTGTCTGTAACCGTTTTGTCCGAACTCTCGCGATACTGATTTCACAATGTAAGTGCCTTCGCGTTCCGGATAGGTTCTGTCTGTGAGCGTAACCGTATCGCCGTGATTTACGACAGGCGTTCCGAAAGTCGTAAACGAACCGCGGTAACCGTCATATTTCAATTTCGCAAGTTCCTGTTCCGCGCGCGTTTCAAGTTCCGATTTCGGAATATCGAAATAATGAAACGTCCGAAGCTCGCCTTCTTTGTCGCCTTTCTCTACTTCAATTCTCGAATTATCGTCTGCGATGCTGATTGCTTTCACTTTAGATGAAATTTCATCTGCAACGCGATATTCCAGAGTGTGGTCAATGATATTCTTATTGAAATCAAATTTGTGATTCACGCCGTCGCCTACGTATTGCAATCCGCAATACAGCGTTCCGTTTCGTAACCATGAGTAAATGCCGTATTTTGTTTTCAGAAAATCCAAAACCTCTGCCGCCGTAGCGTTATTGATTCGGAATTTTCCGAGTGTCGTGTCCGCCGTTTGTCGCGGCATGTCGGCAGGAATAATATCGTTTATCAGCGTTTCAAGTTTCACGCTGGGATACGACTTTGAAACAGCGTTTTTTTTCAGTTGAAACATCGTATCTTCTGCTGTTATAGAAAACGGAATGTCCGCTTTTACGGTGCGAATCGTGCCCGAAAATACTTCGGTAAGCAAATCATCGTAACCGAGTTTCACGACGATTGAATCGTTTCGTTTCACGAGTTCCGTTATCGGCTTGCCCTTCCACGACACCTTGCGCGGAAAGGTTGCCGAAAGTGTGTCCGTAAACAGTTCCGAACTTGATTCAATGCGCAAATCAACGACACCTTTAAAGATGTATTTTCCTGCAATGGTGATATGTGATATCAGCCGTTTCATTCGTTCCCGAAAATAAGTTCCTGCGGAATTTCGGATATTGCCGAAATCTCAAAAAATTGTGCGTTATTCATGCCTTCTTTGGCATCGAATCTATAATTTTCAACGACAATGTCGTCAATATCAAACAACTGTAAAAACTCCGATTGCACACGAAGCGCATTGCGTTGTTTCAGATAATCAAGCAAAAGCAAAACATCGTCTTCGGGATATTCGTTTTCACGCCCGAAAAATGCACCTGTTATGCTGATTTGATAGTCGCCGTCCGAAATGTATTCTTTGACGGTACCGTTCACGCCTTGTATTGCTGTTTTTATGATGTTTTTTGTTTGGCTGACCGTGATTAAAACCATGTCAATGCGCAAATTGCCGAGATTCACATTCGGGTCTTGATTCACAATAACCAGATTATCCCACATCGTTGTGCCGAAAAACTTACCCGCAAATGTCTCGCGCGATACGGCATAACCTGCAATTGCAGGGCTATACGATTCCTGATGTTGCGACGAACTGTTTAGACTTGCATCTTTAAAGGCGACATCATACAATTTGCCGTGCAAATATTCCGCAGCCATTGCTTTGAGCGTAAACGAAAATTTACGCGCAACATTAGCATCGGAAGCCGACAGCACTTTATCTAAGCCTTGAATGTATCTGTCCTGTATAGTCATTACGAACCGTTTACATCGTTTACTGCAGTCAAAAGACTGTCGAATATGGCACGCCGTATTTCTGGCGTTGCCTCTTTGAGTGTCGTAGTGTGAATCTGCATATCATTGCCGAGTTCCTGAATGTTTATGGTCAGATTTTTCGCAATGCGATTATCTCCGGTTATGCTGTCCACGCCGGAACCAAGCCCTGCACCGGACGACTTTCCGCCGCCGCCGCCAAAATCCGTTTCATTTTTTACATCCAAGCCGAGCAGTTTTTTCATGTCGGCAACTATGGTATCGGCTTCGGAACCGTAGTTATACGTTCCGCCGCGCATGGAGCGTGTCAGTCCGTATTTATCAATATCAGACACCGTTGATAACAACTGCGACTGCATTGAGTTGTATTGTTCTAATTCTGTTCCGCTCAGCTTCTTTACCGCAGATTCATTTTCAAACATGAAATCTGTAAGTTCGGCTGATTTCTGAGCACCCATGTATTTTTTCTCTTCTTTTGCGTATTTTTTCGCTCCTCTTTTACCTGCGGACACTTGCCATCGGGTAACATAACGCAATTTTGTAAATTCATCATCAAACACACTCTGTAACATGTAGTAATCAAATTTTTCAGCAGGGGTCATATTTTTTCGCATCAAACTTAGCGCTGTACTATCTCCTGATTCAGCTTCTTTAAGTAATTTCATTTGAACAGACGCTCTATCGCCCATCTGTTCGTATTTTTCTTTTTGAGAGGTCGCATAATCTTTTAACTCAGTTTGCGATTGCAATTTTATTCTGCGGTCGTAACTTGCATTCACGTCGTCTAAGCGTTTCAATAAATCAGCGTTTTTCGCGCTTTCGGCATCCAAATCACCCAAGAAATCAGGGTATTGCTCTTTCAGTTGATTCATCAGCCTGATTCGTTGTGTGTTGGATGTGTTGTGAGATGTGATAATGGAAACAAGCGCGTTTAATCCGACTTTCTCTTCGGCTATTTTTTGCGACAGCGGCACGGTAAACCATGCTTTTGCGTCGTTTGCCATGTTCGTAAATGCGCCGATAGTATTTTTCAACGGTCCGGATGTTGAACTGCCCATTGCCGCTTTCAGTTGATCCCAACTGTCTGCAAGGTTGCTGATTTGTCCGCCTGTTGTTTTAGAGATGCCTGCCATGCCGCCTTGCACGCCTTGCAAATTGCCTAAACTCAAAATATAATCGCGCACGGCTGTTCCGTTCTTTTTTACGGCTGTTTCAACGTTTTTGAAACTGAAAATATACTTATCATTTTCGGTGCGACCTTTAATTCCAAACTCTTTTAGCCGCTCAAATTCGCCCATCGTTGCATCAAGCATCGCCTCTGAGAGCATCTCGAACGACTTTCCGCGCGATGCGGCGAGGTCGCCCATTTGCCGCATGGAGGTCATGCTCGGTTGCATTCCGGCATTTTCCAGCTTTATGAAGCTGTCTGTCAGTTCGTCAATTTGGAATGGTGTTTTAGCGGCAAAGTTTGAAATATTTGCCATTCCTTTTCGCGCTTCATCCGCACTGCCGTAGGTGTTTTTCAAAACAGCTTCGAAGCGTTCGTATTTTGCCGAAGTTTCGGTAATGTCTTTACCAAAAGCAAATCCGCCGACGGCTGCGCCTGCTGCAATGCCTGCAATACCGAGTTTGCCTGCCATGCCCTTAACGCCGCCTTTGCCGCCTTTGCGCATACCGGCTTTTCGTTCTATTAAGTCAATTTCGGAATTAACTTTCTCAATTTCTTTGGCTACAGCACGCATTTCGGTAATATCAAGCGAAAGTCTGCGTTTTTTTTCAAGAAAATCAAGTTTGTTATTAAGAGAATCAAGGCTGTTGCCGACTTGCCCCGTCTTCCGAATATCGCGTTGTATCGAACGCAATGAACGCTCCGTTCCGGATGCGATACTTCGCATTTTGGAACTGTAAGCGTCATTCAATACTATGGAAATACGTAAATCTTGCATGTCTTAAAATGATTTCGGGTGTCCCTCTGCGAGCGCCCATTTCAACTCTTGCCAGCGCATTGCCCATTCTTCATCGCTGAGTGTGGTCGGTTCAATATGAAAGTAAATGCGCAACAGCGTGTCTATTTTTTGAATTTCGGAAACGGAACCCGCTCCGAGTTCTAATTTTTTTTTAAGCTCGCATTTCGTGCCATGAAAACTTCGTCAAGAACCGTAAATGCGGAATAGAACGCATCGTCATCGCGCTTGATGCGTTCATCGCCTGCAAGCCACGATTTTTCGAGAATAATTTCCTTTGCGCGGACCGGGTCCCTTTCGATAGCCGACAATGCCATGCCCATCACAAAGCGTTCGGGGCGTTTCAGATAGCCGACTAATTCTACAACTTCGCCGTTATCGTCATACTCAACGGTAAGCGTGTATATTTTACCGTGTTTTTGCTTTAAAGCGGCGAACTCCTGTTCGGAAATCTCGCCGTATTTTTTCATTTCTGTCATAACTATAACCATTCTATATGTGAGAGAATAAGCGGAATTTCGATTTCCTGTGTCGTGCTATTCACATCGAAACTTCGAGCGTTGCGAGTAAATTCGCAGTTTTTCAACACACATGCAAATCTGTTTTCTGTGTTAATAGGCACGGCTACCAAGGAAATGTCGAACATGGCAACGTCAAGGATATCGCGGTTCGGTGCGGCTTTTTGGATAGCCTCAATTTCGCGCGGATAAAGCGTCAGCGTGCCTTCTGCCTTCTTAATGCCGCGATGCCTGCCCACAGGGCGGTCGGAGCCGAGCGCAAAATAGTCGGTTTTCTCTTGATTTTCGGCGACATCAATTTTTGCGATTCCGAACACCGGAACGCCGGCTATGGTTACTTTTACATCAACTGCCGAGTATTCGGTTCCGTTGATTAATACAGGTGTGGTATTTGGCATGATTTCTTATTTTTATACGGTTCCGTAACCTATTTCTACTTCTACGTTTCTGGCAATGCCGCGTATAACAAGCGTAATGTTGATAATCAACTTTGAGGTCGCAGCAATGTCTTGGTCAGGATTAATTTGCACGGCATAACCGCTGATTTCTCCGTCTCTGACCATCGCTTCCAGAGCATTCTTTGCCGTATTTTCCCAATCTACAATCGTTTCAAGGGCAAGTTTACCGGCTCCTGTTAAAGTTACAGGACTGTTGAGTTTCGGCAATAAAGCCGTCCGTGTGTTACGAATTGCTTTATCAATCGTGCGCACATTGTTAATATACGCATAATCGGACGTTGCTAAATCGGATGTGCTGTTTTCGTTGATGTAACTTCCGGTAATGCCTACATGCTTGCGCAGGAACACATAACCGTAGTCGTTTAGCTGATTAAGCGTGTAGGTTTCAACATTCTTAACAAGCTCGCCGTTAGCAAATGCCGGAACGTCTAACTCAACTTGCGACATGCGGAACTGTTGCACCCATGCAATAGATTCATTCACGGCTGAGCGTGAAACAGCTCCGAGAACGGCTCCTACACACGGCACAATTTTACCCGCATCATACAAGGCTTTCCCTGCGTTTGCCCCGTCCATGCCGATAACTACCGACACATTTGGACATTGCAAAGCACGCACATTTGCAAGTGCCGACAAAGCCTCACCTGCCAAAGAGGCACCGTAAATAATGCTCAGCGGTTTGTGATTGTCATAAACGGTATCGGCTACGGCTTGCATAATCGTAATATCTGCCGGATTAAAAGCAGAGTCTGTAATTACGGCAACTTGGCGCAACTCGCCGTCTGCGTTGTTTTGAATGGTTTCAATTTCCGAGAAATCGAAATCGGCATCTTCGGCAGTTCCGAACATCACGTGCAAGGTGCTGTCGGATTGCATCCGGAAAAATTCCGAAATTTGATAATGCGCTTCGGGATATACGGATTCCGTAATGCCTTTTGAAACGGCATCAGCCAAACTTGCAACCGTGTTGTATGCAAACGGCACAGTCGGCACGGTTCCGTCGTACAGGTACTTCAGCAGGAATATCATTCCGCTTTTGTGGTCAGTGTTCGGCAGGGTTGCGCCCAAACCGCCTTGACCTTTTATGAATTTAATATCGTTGAGTGCCATTATTCAGCTTTTTTTTCGGGTTCTGATTTTTCGAGGTCGCTCTTTTCAATCGGCTCAATGAGCAATGTTTTTTCGCGTTTCATGCCGTTTACATCGCGCCATGCGTGATTTTCGGCGACGTTTTTGCTTACAAACAAATTTCCGTCCGATGTTTTAAAAAGCGTTTCAACCTTATTTCGTTTCATTAGTTCGAGCATATTTTCTTGCTCTGATGCTTTCTTTGCCATGACTTTTGAATGAATTTAAACTAAGCCCCACTGTTGCAGAGCTTAGTCGAATAATACTAAATGCTGTCGTTTACGATTGCGGCAATGCCGTATAGTTTTTTCGGGAGTGCAACATGGTAGAGGTTATAGCTTATAATATTTCGCTTATTTAGAGCTTCTGCCGGCGTTAAATAAGGGACAACCGAACCGCGCGCTTTGAAGGTCATATTCTTAATGAAAGAGAACGAACTTTCTCTGTCTGTAACAGCAGAAACTGCACCGTAGGCTTTCTTTACAAATGTCGCATTATAGACTGGGTTACTGACATACTCATATATGTCGAAGCCGTATAATCTGAGAATCTGCCCTTCGCTAATATTTTGATATTGATTTTGAAACACTTCGGAAACCACAAGCAAATCTTCAATATGCTGGTTACTCAGAACGAGAACTCGACCTTCTTTGGGCGCTTTCATATCATCGTATTTTCGTTTCAGCGTTTTAATGTCCGACATTGTCATACGTTTGAATCCTGAGCCGTTATTTCCTCCGGTTGTTTTCACAATAGGCGTGTTTGCCGTATCGGAGGTCGGGGCAAGCGCATGAGCAGCTTTGTCTGAGGTACTCATTTCAAGAGCTTCTCGGTGCAAGGTTACTGCGGCTTCCATTTTCGGATACGAAATTGCATTAAGTTCGTCATCCGTTATTGCGGTCGGAACAGTCTCAAATTTTGCGAGTGAAATAGAGATGTCATTTTCGCCGAGCGATTGAGGCGTGAGCGGGTAAGTCGTATTATTAATCAGCACGTCCGGGTGTGCGCCGATGTCCACCAAATGAATTACGTCATTGTCGGCAAATCGGCTGTAATCCGGAACTGCCTCTAAGAATTTACCTGTGTGCGTGAAACGTTTTACCATTTCGCCTGTCCACACCTCTCTATATACACCGACCATTGCAACGCCTGAGCCTGCGCCTGTCGGAATAAATGAGACGATTGCCAAACCGCCGATTATGGGCAATACGGGCAATGCCGATGCCGTTGCGATTGCCGTTCCGGCAAGTATCGCGATTAAAAATGAAAAAAGAAATCTGATTGCTTTCATTGTATTTTAATGTTTGATTTATCCTATTTTTTTGGGTTTAAAACCGTAATAAGCCTCGTATAAGGTTTTATACGAGGATAAGTCTGAGGTGTGAAGCGCTTCACGTTCCGCATCGCTAAGCGTTTCCCACGTTTTCGCTGTTTGGGTAGCCGCGCCGGGGCGATGCTGTTCAATAATTTGCGACAGGCGTTCCGTTTGACCTTTCNCTGCCGGCGTTTTCGTTTCGATAATTCCGATTGTTTTTTCGGCAAGTCCGAAATTCACATCGGCAAGCTCCGACAGCATTTGTCTGTTTTCGTCTGTTACTGCCGGATGTGCTAACAGTTTGGTTTTGCGTTCGGCAAGCAATTTCACGGCTTTATCCGCGTTGCCTTGCAAGGTTTCGATAGCGGCATTGATTTCCGCTTCGGTTGCATGTTCGGGAAGTCCGAGTTTCAATGCGATTGATTTCATTTTGATATTAATTTGATTTGACTTTTTTTGTCCGAATGAAAGGTTTAGTGTAACTCCGTCCGATTCATATAGTCGAAATGCGTTTCGGTTTGCCCCGATGTCCACGATGCTCGCTTCTATCATTTCCCATTCCGTAATCGTGCTGTCGGTTTGTCCCGATTTCATATCTTCGGGTTTGTCGCTCCATGCAAGCGGAATAAGTCCGGCTGATGCCATGCGGATATGTTCCTTTTCAACCTTCGCTTTAATTTTCAGCGCAAATTCATCATCGGTATCAAATTCCGGTTCGGCTGTTATTGCCAAAACTCCGTTGATAGTCTCAATTTGGATGTTTTTCCAAATGCCGATAGGCAAAATGTCGCGTTTTTCGTCATAACGTGAGGCGCGTTGGTGCATCCACAGCATTATCGGATTTTTGCGGAATTGGTCGAGTAAAGCGCCTTGGATTTTAGCCCACCAACCAGAACTGACTATTGATTCATCTATGAGTATAAATTTCATTTTTTGGACTTGAATAGGATTCAAAATTCCGAATAATTATACATACTGACAAATAGTGTCCCAACTGTTGGGACTTTAGTGGTAACTGTTGGGAGTAAATCGTGCCGTCCGAGTAATATTTTCTAAATTTGTTCTCAAAATCAGAATCAGAATCATGTCAGCACTTATAGATATTAACAACATTATAAACAGAATCCGAGAGGCAAAACAAATGCGTTTCCGCAAAAAAGCGAACAAACTTGCCGCGCTGACCGGACACCGCTATTACGTAATCAAATTCGCAGGCAAACTGTTTATATGGCGAAAGTCCGATGTTAAGAAATTGATTGCAATGCGACGATTTGCAAAAGGTGTAACTGTCGAAGATGTTGAAAAAATGGCTCTGCATATCACGCCCTTGGACATAAAACGAATTAAGTAACATGGCAAAAGACAGAGAGCGAAATACGGCACGCATACTATACGTCAATGAAGGAAAATCGGGCAAAGAAATTGCGCTTATGCTGAACATTGCCGAAAAAACAGTGTCGGCATGGGTTGAGAAATACGCTTGGAAATCGGCACGCACGGCAAAAGTTACATCTTCGGACAATCGAATTGCCAATCTGAAACGCATTATTGACGACATTGCCGAAGAGCGACTGCAATTACAGGCCGAATTAGCTGACCTGACGAAAACTAAATCAAACGAAGCGAAGCAAAAAGCAATTCGTATTGCAATGGCGGCAATTGACGGAACCGTTGCGCAATGGAATAACGTGCTCATCAATGCCGAAAAGGAGACAAAGATAACGCTCGGCGTTTACCTTACCGTTATGCAACGTGTTTTCAAAGCAATGTATCTGTTTGATGCCGTAATGCACAATCAGACTATTGCGTTCCAAGACCAACATATTAACGACATAACCATTGAACTCGGATAATGCGCAGGCAGGACAAACACATATTAGACCACTATCGCGCTCAGCTCGAACGCATCCGCATGAGTGCGGACATCAATCCGTTTGAGACAAAACAAGCGCAAGCCGAGCGTATTGAACGTGCCAAAACCGATTTCAAATATTTCGTTTCAACGTATCTAAAACACTATATCCTTGACGAAAACGGAGCGATAATCGAATCGCCCGACTTTCACATTTCTTTTGCAAAGAAGGTAAAAAGGAACAAACGCATCAAAGCAATTCAGCGTTGGGCACGTGCGCACGCAAAGTCTGTGCTGTCCGACTTATTCATTCCGCTTTGGCTCTGGATTAACAACGACATTTCTTACCAAGTCATTATCGGCAATAACGAAGATAAAGCAATCATCCTGCTGTCCGACCTCCAAGCTGAGTTTGAGGCTAATGAATTGCTCAAACACGATTTCGGCGAGCAAGTGAAACAAGGTTCGTGGGCTGACGGCTATTTCATAACCAAAAACGGTTTCATAGCAAAAGCAATCGGTATGGGGCAGGATGTGCGCGGTCTGCGCATGAAATCCAAACGCCCCGACTATGTCTCGGCGGATGATTTGGAAGATAAAGACACCGTGCGAAATCCGCGCAAACAAGATGAGATTGCAAATTGGTTACTCACGTCCGTAATTCCGACCATGGACGGCAACCGTGCGCGGTTCATTATCGCAAACAACCGCTTTGCGCCGCGTATGATTAACACTGTCATCGAAGATATGACGGAAGGCTGGCTCATTGACCAAGTCAATGCCTACAATCCCGTAACCTACGAACCGACTTGGAGTGCGAAATACACGTCCGAATATTGGCAGGAAATTGAGCGCGAAATCGGTGTGATTGCGGCAAATGCCGAATATAACAACACGCCGCACATTAAAGGAAAAATATTCACGGAGGCACAAATTCAATGGGGCAAACGTCCGAAATTCAATCAATTTCAACGCATTATAGCACATTGGGACATTGCCTATGCAGGAACAGATACATCCGACTTCAACGCCGTGCGTGTGTGGGGCTTGCACAATTCAGACTTTTGGTATATCGACAGTTTCGTAAAACAGACCAAGATGCGCGAAGCTGTGCTGTGGATGACACAATTCCAAAAGAATCTGCCGCCGAGCATTGTCATTCGTTGGCAATTCGAGTCGCAATTTTGGAACGACGAAGTGCGCCGTATCATTGACGAAGTCGAAAAGGAATCAGGCATAAACTTATACCTTGTAAAAGTTGATACGCCCAAGAAAATCCGAAAGTATGACCGCATTGAACGTTTGCAACCTTACTATCAGAACGGACGTATTTTCTACGACGAAAACAAAAAACCGCATTCCGACACGCAGGTAGGTTTACAACAGCTTTACGGCATCGAACCGGGTTACCGAACCAAGGATGACGCGCCCGATGCTGACGAACACGCCATTGCATACCTCGAAACATTCATGCGCACTCAAAAATTCAAAGCCAGAAGCGGCACATTTATGAAATCCAAAAACAGACACTGGCAATGATATATTTAACCGAAGGCGATTTTGTCGCAAAAATATCCGATAACATTCTCGAACAAATCTTGGACGGGAATAACACCATTCTTGACGAAGCCGAGCAATCTGCAACGGCAATCATACAAGATGCCTTTGCCCAAAAATACGACTTGGATGCCGAGTTTGCAAAAACAGGAACCGACCGCCACAAAAATCTGTTACGTTGGATGCTCAACCTGACGTTGTATTTCTTGTATGAGCGCGTGCACGACAATCAAGTGCCCGACCGTGTGGTTAAGAATTACGACGATACCGTCTCCGAAATCAAATCCATTGAGCAAGGCAAGCGTAATACCTCTTTATTGAAACTCATCCGCGAAGATAACGCACGTAAAGAAACAAACTTCCGTTGGGGCTCAAATACGAAAAAAGAACATAATCCATTCTAAAATGAATCTATTAGGAAAAATAATCGGAATTGATATATCTCGGTTACGGCAGTTGGCAAATACCGATGACAAACCCACCAAACGCAACTCGCGTGCCGTGAGTAAAAAGACTGTGCGCTCGCAAATTGCGAAATACGAAGTCGAAATGGCAAATCTGAAATCGGCAATACTGGCGGCAGAAAATACCGAAGAGCCGAACCGAATAGTGCTTTACGGGGTTTACTTGCAAATTTTGGAAGAGGCGCATTTGTCATCGCAAATCCGAACAGCACATTTCACAATCAAACAATCTGATTTTGAGATACGAAAAAACGGCAAGGCGGACATGAAACTGAAAGAGCTTTTTGAGCAATCTTGGTTTACGGACTTTGTTGATTTTGCGGTTGAATCCGAATGGTGGGGGCATTCGCTGATAGAGTTCGGCGATATGTTCGGCGGTCAATTCCGAGAGGTTCAACTTATCAACAGGTTTCACGTTGTACCCGAATTTCAATCCGTAAAGGCAAAGGTAGATGATACTTTGAAAAATGCGATATTCTATGCACAAAATATGCCCGATTGGTTTCTCATCGAAATCGGCGATAAATACGACTTAGGATTACTGCGCAAAGCCGCACGTGAAGTCATTTGGAAAGTGTATGCACGTTCGGATTGGTCTAACGCCACCGAAAAATACGGAATGCCGCTACTTTCGGTAACTACGGACACCTCAAACGAAGCCGAGCTTGACGAACTCGAAAACATGGCTAAAAATTTCGGCTCAAACGGTTACATTATCGGATCAAAAGATTCCGACATCGAAATAATACAGCCCGACCGCGGAACGCAATTTTACATGAATTACGAACGCTTAGCAACTTTTTGCGACAATCAAATTTCCAAACTCATCAACGGACAAACAGGCACATCCGACAATCAAGCGTATGTCGGCACTGCCGAAGTGCAGGAACGTGTGTTGAACACTTACACCAAAGGCAGATTGGCACGCATTCAGCGCGTGATTAACGATAAGCTGATTCCGTTCCTGACGTATCACGGCTATCCGCTGTCCGATTGCAAGTTTCAATACCTCGACCTCTTACCGAGTTCCGCAATGGCTGACACCTCCGATAACTCGGCTCAAAAAAAAAAATCTGAACTAAACTTAAACTACCCTGAGGGTTTCGGAAACCCTCAGGGTATAAGCTCCGATTTAAACGAGCTTTACGCTTCGTTGCAATTCGATTTCAACGAAGTGATTGAGGCAAAGCTCAGCGATGATATGCAACGCATTTTCGATGCGCTGACAAAGAAAATACACGAACTTGCCGTAGCTGATAATTTGCCCGAAGATGCCGAATTGCTCAAATTAGAAGAGGCAAAAGCATTGCTGACCAAAACAGCCGAAACTTACGAAGCTGCCATGCAACAGGGCATGAGCAAAATTGACTTCAAACCCGATGCCGCATTTGTTGAAAAACTGCGAAAATCTGTGTGGGTATTTTCCGGATTCAAAACTAACCGACAATTGCTCGACATCTCGGCACGACTTGCCGATGCCGCAGGTAAAATTAAGCCGTTCAACAAATTCCGAGACGATGTGCTCGACATTCATCGGAACTATAACGTGAATTGGTTACGAACCGAATACAATCAAGCGGTGTCGGCATCGCTCACGGCAAGCCGTTGGAATCAATACGAACAGGACGGCGACCGCTACCTGTTGCAATACCGAACCGCAGGCGATGAGCGCGTGCGCGATTCACATACAAAGCTCAACGGCATTAAACTTCCGCTGTCNGATTCCTTTTGGGATGCCCACTACCCGCCAAACGGTTGGGGTTGCCGCTGTTCCGTGATTCAGGTTTTGACTTCGCGTTACAAGCCGTCCACAGCGCAGGAAGTGTCCGATGCCTCCGAAGGTATTTTCTCTGAAAAGGAAAAGATTTTTGCTTACAACCCCGGCAAATCTATTGCTCTATTTCCGCCAAAACATCCGTATTACAAGATACAAAATGCACTGGTGATACCTGTTGAAAATGAAATAGCAAAAATATATTATAAAAATATTATAAAAAAACAGCTCGACGTATTCAGAGCATCAATAAATCCATATAAAGGGCTTGAAATTAATAGTGAATCAATAAAAACAGGTCGAATTTTATTACTAAGAGATAGTGTAAAGCAAATAATTAATCACAACTTAGATATATCTGTAAGAAACTATATTCTAAATATAGCAGAAGATATTGATAATTGGAATTATATGGGGTGGGCGAATGTTTCAGAAGGTAAGCATAACGAAAGCGCATACTTTTTTTATTATTCAATCAGGATAAATGGGATTGAGAAATTCGCAAATGTAAAGATTCATAAACATCTAAATTCAGAAGTTGTGTATGCAATATTAGATAACATAGATAAAACAACCTTAAAAGAAGGTCTGCCTGATGATATTGATAACTATATAAAAAAATAAACTGTGATAAAACGTCTACTCAGGATCCTATCTCCTGCGCGAATGACATATCACAGCCTAACATCACAAAATTACAACATAAATTCCATTTAAACAACATTTAAGCAAAAAAAATGAATATCAGAATAGAAGAGTTTTTTACAAGTCCGAGTGTTTTAGGGCTTATCGGATTGATAGCGTTGATTTTAGG